GGTTCGCAGTGTCAATGGAGGTCCTGGCAGAGATCCGGAGGACCTTTGACAAAGGGGCGGAGTACACCCAGAGCCAGGTCCTGGACACCCTCAAAACAGCGGAAGTGCTGGTCCTGGATGATCTCGGGACAGAGAAGGTCACAGAATGGGTGGCGGACCAGTTTTATCACATCGTCAACAGCAGGTACGTCAGCCGGAAAGTGACGATCTTTACCAGCAATGAATCCTTAAAAACTCTGCGGTATGATGAACGTATCACCAACCGGATCAAGGAGCGCTGCTATCAGATAGATTTTCCGGAGGAGTCGGTAAGGGAGCATATCGCTGAGGAGAATATGCAGTATATGTTTAAGAAGGTGACAGGGATGACTTCGGGAAGCATATAAAAATGCCCCGGCAAGAGCCGGGGCAGATAATTAGAGAGAACTTGTTATAATAAAAAGGAGGGCCGGGTCAGCAGGCCCGGCAGTATGAAAAAGAAAAGTCTATATGAAAAAGGTTATTGCCCTTTGTTGAGTATTACTATACCGGGAAAATGTGATGAAACTGTGGTGAAAAGATAAAAGAATTGTAAAGGGTTTTTGAAAGATTTATGAAAGCAGATGTGAGGTGAGACAATGGACAAGAAGACGCTGAGACAGTACAGGGCGCTGTTGAGGGAGCAGAAACTAAATGACAAGGCAATAGATAAGCTGTATGACCGAGCAGCACAAGTGCCTACTGTTTTGGGTAAGGTAATAGGTTCCAGCCATGATTTTCCTTACACAAAAGTCAGGACCACGGTACAGATAGATGAGCCAAAGGAAGCAGATGAGATAGAACGGCGGCTTAGGATCAGGAAGGAAAGACAGGAACAGATCAGGATGTCAGTTTTGGAAATAGAACAGTTTATTACTGGAATTCCGGACAGTAACGCAAGACAAATCTTTGAAATGGCATATATAGAAGGGATAAAGCAGCATGAAATAGCGGATGAGGTTGGTTATAGCAGGGGAAGGGTTTCGCAGATCATCGACCAGTATTTGAAAGATTAACACAATTAACAAAAATAAGTGTTATTATTACAATAGAGCCAGTGGGCGAGACCAGACGGCTCATTTGTATATAGACCATCCTCCTCTTAGTTATTCGGCCATCGGGTGTCAAAGCCTGGTGGCTGATTTACACTGAAGAGAAACAAGCGTTCTTGTACTTATCGGGATGGTTATTAATGCTATTTACAAACAAATCAAGGACAAACCAACCCGTCTGTAATCGGCGGGTTTTTTATGTTATGAAACAGTGGGAGGTGAGTCTTACGGCAAAAGGAAAATATGAATACTGGTTAACGTCGGAAGGCTTACTATTGCTGGAGGGGTGGGCCAGAGATGGTCTTATAGATGAGCAGATAACCGAAAGGATCGGTATCAACCCAGCTACATTATATGACTGGAAAAAGAAATACCCCGAGATTTCCAATGCCTTAAAAAAGGGAAAACAGGTCATTGATTATCAAGTGGAAAATGCTTTGCTTGACAATGCTCTTAATGGAAATACAACGGCACAGATTTTCTGGCTTAAAAACAGAAGGCCGGATAAGTGGAGAGACAAACAAAATGTAGAGCACAGCGGTGGAATTCGTGTCCGGAACCAATATGAGAGAATGACAGAAGAGGAGCTGATAAAGCTTGCAAAGAAATATGAAAAAATCAACAGCTCATAACAGACAGGAAATAATTGAATATTTGAAACTGCAGGAGGCTCTTGCAGTTAAGAAGGCCAGAAGAGATTTTTGGTCTTTTTGCTGCCTTCTTTATCCGGAATTTTACAAAGAAAGCCGTTGGTATTTGAAAGAGCTGTGCAGAACGCTTCAAGCTTTTTACAGTGGTGAAATAAATAAACAGATTTTGATCATCAATATGCCCCCCAGACATGGGAAGACCTTTACGGCCAGGCTGTTTGTTCTCTGGCTGTTTGGTCAGAATCCGGGGACAAAAATCATTACCGGTTCATACAACCAAATACTTTCGGGATTATTCGCCCAGCAGACCCGGGATGGTATCCTTATGGAAAATAGAAATGTGAAACATAAATATTTCACTGATATTTTTCCGGATACTACCATTAAGCAGGGGGATGCTGCAAAAGGCTTCTGGAGCCTGGATGGGTCTGAGGAGAAGAATTATCTGGCTACGTCTCCCGGCGGTACAGCTACGGGTATCGGCGCCAATTATCTTATTGTAGACGATATCATAAAAAACAATGAAGAGGCTGTTAATGAACTGGTAAAGGATAAGCACTGGGAGTGGTATAACAATACTCTGGTACAGCGTATGGAGCGTCCCAGGAAGCAGATTCTCATTATGACCCGCTGGGCATCTGATGATCTGGTGGGCCGGACCCTGGAAAGGAAAGCGGATAAATGCCATCTGATCACATATAAAGCTGTACAGAATGATGGTTCCATGCTCTGTGATGAGATTATGACTAAGGCAGAGTATGAGGATATCATCTCCGAAATGGGTGATAGTATTGCGTCTGCTAATTATCAGCAGGAGCCGATAGACCTGAAAGGACGGTTATATACGAAATTTAAGACATATGACAGGCTGCCTGAAGATGAATTGGGCAACAGTCTGTTTGAGGGGATCTACAGTTATACAGATACTGCCGATGAGGGATCGGATTATCTGTGCAACATTATATGGGGCAGGTATATGTGGGATGCTTACGTGCTGGATGTTTATTATACACAGGCCGGTATGGAGATAACGGAATCAGAGACAGCGAGACGTTTCCAAAATTTTGAAGTGAACCGGTCAAGGATAGAAAGCAATAACGGCGGTTCGGGATTCGCCCGAAATGTAAGACGTATATCCGAGGAGCAGTTTAAAAACTTCAAAACAGTTATTAAATGGTTCCATCAGTCCGGAAATAAAAGAGCAAGAATTATTTCCAATGCCACGTGGGTAATGGAGCATATCCTGTATCCATCCGACTGGAGGCAAAAATGGCCGGAATACCATGCTGCAATGGTGAGGTATCAGCGGGACGGCGGGAATAAATATGATGACGCCCCGGACTGCACAACGGGCGTTGCTGAGACAATGTATAAGTTGGGAGCGTGATGAAAGTGGGGCTGATAAAGAAAATGAGTGATAATATCAAACGGGGCATTAAAAGCTGGCTGAGTATCCAGGATGCAAGTCCGTCCATGATAATGATAAACGAGACTCTGGACTATGAAGCAAATGCAATCAAAAACCGTATCTGGTATAGAGGTGACAGTAATGAACTGCAGCAGCTTTACAGTCAGATTGATGCAGGTATTGACAGATACAAGTTCTGGGCAGGAAGGAGCAGTCCGGGTCAGGAAATGCGTAAGATACATACCGGACTTCCTGCATTGATCGTCGACACATTGACCGGGATTTCCCTGACAGATTTTGAAATCCAGATTGAAGAGGGAAGCCCGGATCAGGAACTTTGGAAAGCTATAGAAAGAGATAATAAATTCGGTAAGAAACTGGAAAAGGCAGTCAAAGAAACACTGTACATCGGAGACGGTGCCTTTAAATTATCTTTTGATACCATGTTAAGCCAGTATCCGATCATTGAATTTTATCCGGGAGACCGGATCGAGCTTGTGTCAGAGCGGGGCAGAATTCGGGAAATTGTCTTTAAGACAGCTTATCAGCATGACCATGCGCAGTATATCCTGTATGAACACTATGGGTACGGATACATTACCTACGAGCTGTACAGAGAAAATGATTTGGTAGACTTACATGCTATTCCGCAGACAGCAAATCTGGTGTCGGTAACATTCGGGTCTGAAAGGCTGGAGGAACGTTACATGATGGCGGTTCCCATCCAGTTTTATGAGTCAGGCAAGTGGGATGAGAGAGGACAAAGTGTTTTTGATAAGAAAGTTGATTCGTTCGATGCTTTCGATGAAGCGTGGAGCCAATGGATGGATGCTTTGCGAAAAGGACGGGCTAAAGTGTATATGTCTGAGGACCTTATCCCCAAGGACTCAAATGGCGGGGAGTTGATGAAGCCAAACTATTTTGATGATAGCTTTATCAAAATCCGCAGTGGATTTTCAGAAGGTGACAGCTGTAGTAATGGGATTGATGTTGTACAACCTGAAATCCCTCATGACAGTTATCTTGCATCTTATGTGACAGCACTTGATTTATGTCTACAGGGACTGATTTCCCCCAGCACGCTGGGGATAGATATGAAAAAACTTGACAATGCTGAGGCGCAGCGTGAAAAGGAAAAGGCTACTTTGTATACCAGAGATACAATTATTGATGCATTACAGGTGGATATTCCCCTTTTAGTTGAGACAGCCATAAAAGCCTATAATGAATTTTATAATAAGCCTGTGAAACCTGTGGAAGTAACGATTGGATTTGGAGACTATGCAAATCCCAGTTTTGAAAGCCAGGTGGAGACTATCGGTAAGGCCAGGAGCGGACAAATCATGTCTGTGGATGCCGCGGTGGAGGAACTTTATGGGAATGATAAGGATGAAAATTGGAAAAAACAGGAGATTCAGCGAATCAAAAGCGAGCTTGGCATTGCGGAGATAGAAGAGCCTGGAGAGTATCCGGAAGAGGTGAACATATTTGAAGGTGAAAGTGGGGCCGGGATTATACCGGATGACCAGGAAAGAATATCAGGGATTGCTGGAAATAGCCAGAGAACAGGTGCATCTGGGGATATACGCCCTAGAAAAAGCTGATTATGCGGAGCTTCGGAATGATCATTGTAAGAGTACAACACAGTTAAAAGCCATGATAAGACAGTTTGAAGAACAGGGATTTAAGGTAATGGTCAATGACGAGAAGAATCAATGCGAATCATAACACCGGTAAATTATTGAGCCCAAACACGATATGGCCTAAAAAGATGCGTGAACAGTGACACTGATGACAATCGGAGTGATGATATGGCGATACCCAAGAATGGAGAGGAAAACTATATGTTAAAGAATTTTGGCATAAGCCACGGTATCAGTTTCAACAGACCGGACACCGCAGAAGCGATTATAATGTCTGACAGGCGGCAGACATGAAAACATCATCTTTTATGAAAAGAGTGTAAAATACTGAGGAAATGCCAGGCAAAAGCAAAAACAGTCAGGAAAGCAGGTGATTGACATGTATAAATCTTATGCGGATGCTGTATATTACACAGATATTTATAATGGCAGTCTGCTGTCAGATACAGACCGGGAACGGTACTTAAAGCAGGCAAGCAGACACATAGATTCTCTGACCTATAATCGTATTACAGGCAGGGGATTTTCTGATTTGACACCATATCAGCAGGAGATTGTTCAGGAGGTCTGTTGTCAGCAGGCTGATTTTGAATTTCAGAACAGGGAAATTTTCGACATGATATTACAGAGATATAGTATTAACGGTATATCTATGCAATATGGAGAGGCCCGGAATGTGACAACGAGCAACGGAATACCCATGCGGCGTGATGTCTATGAGCAGCTTTGCCAGACAGGCTTGTGCTGCAGATTATTGAGGTGAAACATATGTATCCATGTTTGGTGCCCGAATGGGCCTGTACGACAGACATCCATGTAATCATTTACAGCGAGGGGATAAACGAAAATGGCGGTCCGGAAGTGATATTGGAGGAAAATCTAAAATGCAGCTATCAGGACAGTGCAAAAACAGTTATGGATAAAGAGCAGAAATATGTGCAGTTATCTGGTACAGCTCTCTTCCGTGGTGATATTGCACCGGCTGCAGCAGTCATATCCGGAGGCATTGTCAGGATATTGGGCGAAGAACGTTATATCCTTCAGGGTATGAAGGCCAGGAATCCGGATGGAACAGTAAATTACACAAGGTTGGAAATTATATGATAGAGATTGATTCAATCGTTAAAATGGATTGGGGCAATATAAGAGTTCTAACAGATGCACAGGAGACGGCCTTGGAACAGACGGCAGACTATCTGCAGAGCGAAAGCGGACAAGCACAGGAGAATCCGCATGCCGGGAGAGAGTATTATCATCCGGAGTATGAAGTAAAAACAAGGAAAAGTTCTAACGCACGCGGCGAAGGATATAATGACGAGGAGTTCCAGGAGGCTTATAAGCAGATGTATAAAGAAATTACGGGGGTATGATATGGAGCTGGCTGATATCCGTGACTGGATAAAGACTTTAGGTGTGGGCGATTATTTCTACATCGGTAAATTGGAAAATAAAAGAGAGCGGTCTATAGGGATATATCAGAGACAGCCTTCAGGCAGTGCAGATATAGCGCTGGGAGGTCTGAATTGTACAAAGACAGCCAGTAAGAAGGTCAGTATACTTATACATTGGGATAAGTACGCCAATGAGACGGAGGAGGCAGCTCAGGCCCTGTATGGAAAACTTTTATATGTAACAGATATTAACATAACCGGAAAACGCGTGTATTATGTACAGCTGGATGTGCCGGAACCTATCGATGTGGGGACGGATGACAATGGTGTGTATGAACGAGTGATCTGGTTGACAATGTATTATGAAAGGTAGGTAAAGATATGGCAGGAAAGACAGGAGTGTATCCGTGTTACGAGAATCAGTTTCAGGTAGGTGACAAGAAAACCGATGCAACAGCTATTGCAGATATGGAGACTTTCTCTGTGAAATTCGACAATGGAGTGGAAGAATGGTATCCGTTTGATACACAGGGATGGGCACGCAGACTGGCAACAGCAAAGAGTATTACGATCTCGGTATCTGGTAAAAGGAATGTAGGGGATACAGGTAATGATTATGTGTCAGAAAAGGCACTAAAGAATGGCCGTGACGCAGAGGGATATTTTGCATGGACGTTCCCGGACGGAACGATCATCTCCTGGGATGAGGCGGTATACAATATTACAAATACAGGTGCCGGTAAATCAACCGAGGTGGGGCCTCTGGAATTTGATGTGATGAGCAATGGAAAACCAACAGTAACATTACCATCCGGAGGCAATGCATAATGGGAAAAATAGTTGATATTACAGATAAGCTGGAATTTGAAGAGAATCCTAAGCTTGTTAATAAAGGAATGGAGCTGGAGGTTAATGCAGATGCCGCTACTGTTCTGAAAATAATGGGAATACTGGGGGAGGATAGCAATGTCAAGCCTGG